CGCTGGACAGTTCTAACGCAGAGTAATTCGCCGCCGTACCTGTATTAACAGTCAATGCTGTTGATGATGAACTTTTATTTGGCGAACTCGTCCCAATGCCAACATTACCGCTGCTGTCGATGCGCATGGCTTCCGTTAAACTTGTGCCATTAGTTGAAGTGGAGAAAACCAAATCGGTATCTCCAGCACCTGGGCTGTTTGTTCTAAGACCCTTAATCTGTGCTGAAGTCCCCGTTGATGCTAACTGCCAATCAAGGCTAAAAGATGAGCCATCCCCACCCGCTGAGTTTTCTAGTTTTAAAGTAGAAGTCCCGCCTGACTGGTTTTCCTTAATGTGAAGAATAGTGTCTGGAGATGATTCTCCAATACCAACATTACCGCTGGCGTCGATGCGCATACTCTCTGTTCCGCCAGCACCCCTCTGGAATGCAATAATGTCTGATGCACCCATCGACTGAAGGAAGACTTTACCAGAAACAGCACCAACACGTCCAACCGCAACGGCGTTGGCATTCAGGCTAAAAATGGAACCAGTGGTTCCGTTCAAGGTCAGACCACCGTAACCACCGTTTGATACAGGCGAAGTCGTCCCAATCCCAACATTACCAGAGCTGTCGATGCGCATGCGTTCTGAAGAGTTTGTATAAAACCTTGTAAACCTTGCCCCACTTGTCTCAAAGTTTGTGCCAGATGCATCAGAGTATATGTATGAGTTACCACCACCATCTATCCGAATAGTACCTCTTACATCTAATGTGCTAGTAGGCGAACTCGTCCCAATGCCCAACGACTCAGCACTCGCATCCCAGAAGAACTTAGGCGTGGTGCCTGTGTCCTCATACAGCGACAGATCGCCGTTGGAGGCAAACAAGGCGCGGTTTACACTTCCTCCAGTTTGAATGCCGATATTCCCGGCAGCATCTGATGCACGGATGTAACTTGTGCTTGGGCGTGTAAATGTCTGAATCACGCCCTGACTGTCGATTGACCAGTTCGCCAAGGTTCCAGTAACAGTCAGACCATCGCTGGTCAAAGTACCCGTGATGTCTACGCCTGTGCTGGTGGTGGCGAGTTTGGATGCGTTGTCGTAACGCAAGGCGACGGCACCATTTGCATCCGCTTCAATGTATGACTCCCCAGCAGTGCTTTGAACACGGAAGTCATCCGCACGGATAATAAGGTTGCCCGTGCCGAGTTCTTGGATAAAGCTGTTTGAGCCATCATGATAAATCTGTAGGTCAGACCCAGCGCCGAAGATGGCTTTGCTGCTGTCCGCGAACGTAATGTCGTCGCCAGAGGACACAGAAATATCCGTACCGCCAGTCGTGTTGCCGTTAGCAAGAACCTCAGACAGTTCGTTGTTTGCGCCAACCTGTGTATCCACATACGCCTTAATCGACTGTTGTGTTGCCAAGGCTGTCGCGCTATCGGACGCCATGTTGTCTTCGTCCAAGATAGCTGTAACCGAAACGCTGCCCAAGCGCAGGCTGTCAAAGTACGCATTGTTAAAGACGTTCGCCGCTACCGCGCCTGTTCCCGCACCGTCAAAGTAAACAATTGCTGTCGTTCCCGCAGGAACCTCGTAGTCGTTACTCGCGTTGTACGTGCCTTGGAACAACAAAATACTACGTGAGCCAGACAGACTGTTACGGACATAAATAATCTTTTCCGCGTCATTCGGTGTTAGCTGCACGTAAGCTGTTGCACCTAAATCCGAGCCGTCGTTAAAGATAACCATCCGATTACGACCATTGGATGCCGCGCCATCGCTGATAGGCAGTGTATTTGGTGAACCAGAAGACCCCGCCGAAGCCAAAGTCACCGTGACCTGACCATCAAGAGCCGTGTCTAAAAGTTCAAGGTTTGTATTGGTTGTATTACCCCATGTACCCGACTGTTCACCAGTGGCTATGAGTTCGATACCGTTGTTTAATGTATATGTACTGGGCATGGTTTTCCCCTATGCTGCTATGTCTTCCCAACTTGGAGTCTGAGACGGTGATTCGTCACTCCAAGAAGGGGTGGAAGATGGTGTTATCGGAGTATAACTCGGATTTTGATTTGGAGCAATCTGCGAGAACGATGGATTTTGCGTTGGTGTTATTGGAGTATAACTTGGATTTTGATCTGGAATAATACGACCCCAGACAAGAACTGGACCTACTTCTCCTGTTCCTGCAACACCTGTGACAGAAACATCTGCATTGGCTGTAGTCGTAACAGAACCTACGGCCCCTGTCGCTTCAACGCCAGTAACCTGTATTGTTATTCCAAAAGTAACTGTAACTGTACCAACTGAACCTGTAGCTTCTAGCCCAGTTGGGGTAACGTTTGCCGTACCCGTTACTGTAACGTCACCAACTGAACCTGTGGCCTCAAGGCCAGTAACAGCTACATTTGCCGCAGCAGTTACAGTGACAGTGCCAACCGATGATGTCGCTGCCAATCCTGTAACAGAAACATTTGCGTCAGCGTTAACTGTTGCACTGCCAACGGCCCCCACCCCCTCAACACCTGTTGGGAATACATTCGCCTCGGCAACAACAGAAACAGAACCAACGTTTCCAGCCGCTTGCAATCCTGTCGTCGGAACATTCGCTTCGCCAATAACACTGACAGTGCCTAACGCACCTGTAGCGACAACGCCTGTAGGCGTAACATTCGCTTCGGCAATAACCGAAACAGACCCCACTGCCCCTGTAGTGGAAACACCGTCCACAAAAACCTTGAGGATAGGAGTGCCAAAAGAACCGTCACTCCAAGTGGATCGACCCCACCCTTCATATAGAGTTGACGAGGCCATAACCTACATCTCCAATAGTTTGTTTTGCTTGCTACAATTTTCAGAAGCTGTCAAAACTTGAAGATTCCAAGGAACATGAAGGCCACAAATATTTCGGCCCTGCACTGGAACAATATGATCTACATGATGCACTATTCCGGTTTCCTTTGTTAACTTTTGCGCACTGCAATAAATATCTTCAATCATAGCACAAAGATTGGGCGACGACACCACCCAAGAAGGGTACGCTCGTTTTTTAGCTAATTTATACTTTTTCTTTGTAGCGTTAGCTTTTGCAGAATTTTTCTTCGCATACTCTACTGCACGAGCTACACGTTTTTCACGATGTCGAAGATAATACTTTCTATTTAAGGCTTTTGCAGCTTCCACATCAGACCAATATTTTTCTTTTTGAAAGTCAGGATTTTCTGCAACTTTCTTCAAATAATATTTCCTGCGAGTCTCTAGGTTTTTCTGTCTATTCCTAAAGTAGTTATTAGAAGATAAGTTTTTTCTGCAATCCTTACAGTCATTTCTATAACCGTTAGGAGAGTCCGACCTGCGATAGAACTCTCCCAAGGGTTTTATTACCCCGCATGTTATGCAGGTTTTCATTTAAAACTACGCTATTCTTATCAAAGCATTACTAGCATCAGCAGTAGGCATCACAATCGTGAAGTCTCCAGCCGTTGACGTCTTATCTGCGCCAAAATCCAGAACAACAACGCTAGGATCACCTGTCGCAGTATCGTTATAGATCAACGCTCCACGCGCCGTAATCGTCGCCGTAGAAAACGTCAAATCGGCAAAGTCTGCGAACGCGGTTGTACCAGATGTCGTAGGCGTAACATTTGTCAATGTGCCGCCACCAGCAGAATAACCTGTACCACTTACCTCATTCGTAGCGGTATATGCAGTAGTTGAGGCATCAAAAGATGCACTGTTAGTATATAGCGCCAACTTAAAAGTATTTCCCGTAGACGCAGTAAAATCGTGTGTTGCAGTCATAAGCTCTTTTTTAAAGCTCGTGCACATAAAGTTGCCAGTAAAGGCCATGTCACATTCTCCTTATGAGTTCCGCAAGCTCTGAGTGTCCTGCGTCATTGATAGCGTTGTATATTGTAGTTCTATCACTTTTTACTGCTTCGCGTAAGTAGAACTCAATGACTTTTGTGATGTTGCGCTTATAGGCTAACGCCTGATCACGAATTGCAGGAGGGGCAGAATCTCCTATAGCAACTATTTTATCAGCACACCTTTGTGCAACCTCTTCAGGAGTAAAGCCACGATTATTCGTGGTTTTTACATCTACCTTAAAATCTTCTGGCAATCTTATATCCAAAGCAGGTATCATGTTTTCTCCCTAATAATAAGACCTGTGCGATATGCATCAGTAACCTCTTGAGACTCTCCAAAATTCTTAACGCGAGAAAGAGCCTCAGTAAAACGTTGTGTATAATTCTGTATTAAATCTCCTTCACCCTTCATAAAAGTATATGCCTCAATAAGAGATCCATACAACAAGGCTACTGACGCATTTGTACTCAACCATGTTGTTCCACTTCCCGCGCCAGCCGTTAAAGAGTTAGGTCGATAAAAATAATGAAGTTCAACAGCATAATTAGAATCGGGCGTTGGACCTAAAATTAAGTTATCTATATCAAATTGCGCATAATAACGAGGAGCACC